CCGATGATCGTCAATCAAGTGACTCCAGAAGGCAGGATCGTCAACGATTTGACGCTGGGTGAGTACGACGTTGTTATCTCTACCGCACCAGCTCGTGACAGCTTCGATGAGATGCAGTTTGCCGAAGCGATCAGTCTGCGTAGTGCAGGTGTCGCTATTCCTGATGACGCAATTATCGAGTACTCGCACCTTGCTAAGAAGGCCGAGCTCGCCAAGCGCATCCGCATGATTACTGGTGTCGAGCAGAGTCCAGAACAGATGGAGATGAGTGCAATGCAACAGCAATTGGCTATGCAGGAGCTCCAGCTTGGCATCGAGAAGATTGGTGCAGAGATACAGCACCTTCAGTCTGAGGCTGCGGTCAACATGGCTAAGACTCAAGACATGGCTGAGATCGGGCCACAGCTCAAGATGATGGAGCTGCAACTTGATATGCGTCAGAAGGAGATGGAGCTGCAACTGCGTAGAGAGCTGGCTGATCTGACTAATCGAACCCGCGTGGCTAACCAAGAGACCTCTGCGGCTACCCGAATTGCTACTACCGCAATGAATCAAACCAACAAGATGAACCAAGGATAATTTATGGATGAGCAAGTAACAGAACAAGACAAACTGGAATTTGAAACTTTTCCAGGAGCAGACAAGCTCGAAGAGCGAGACAAAGATTTTAGTCTGAACTTCGGCCTTGACGATGAGGGTAACCCTACGGAAGAAGAGCCAACTGAGGAGGTAGTAGATGAAGCTACTGAAGAGACTGTGGCAGAAGCGGAGGAGTCAGCAGAAGAGGACGTTTCACATGAAACATCTGAGGTGGAGACTGCTGAAGAAGCTGAACAACCTGAAGAAGAGGTTGAAGAGGAAGTGGCCGAGCTGGAAGAAGAACCAGCCCCAGATCCAGAGCCAGCACCGGAGCCCAAGCAGAAAGGGCAGACGGTCCCTAAGTCTCGTCTCGACGACGTAATTAAGGAGCGCAATGAACTCCGTCGTGAGATGGAGGCGATGAAGGAAGCGCAGAAACCACCTGCTCCAGCAACTCCTGCCTATGATTTCGAGGCTAAAGAGAAGGCATATCAGGACGCTGTCCTCGATGGCGAGACTGAAAAAGCCAAAGTTATCCGAGCTGAGATCAATGAAGCTACGCGTGCGCAACTTAGCGCGGAACTCACGCAGGAAGTTGAGCGCACGGTAAATCGCAAGAACGAGGAGAGTGCGCTACAGATCGCAGCCGACAAGCTGCAAACAGATTTTCCAGTGTTCAATCAGGACTCATCTGATTACGACGAGGCTATGACGCAAGAGGTTATCGATTTGCGTGATGCCTTTATTGTTAAGGGTGACCGACCTGTCGATGCGCTGGCTAAAGCCTCTCAGTACGTTATTTCGACACACAATATCTCAGCTCCGCAACCTGAAGAGTCTACAGGGCTTGCAGGTAAGGCCGCACCGCCTAAAAAGGCAGTTGATGAAGTAGCCACCCAGCGCAAGAAGAAAGCGCAAGTGGCACAGAAGCTCGATGCTGCGTCAAAGCAGCCACCGGAACTTCCTGGTGAGAGCTCTAGTAATCATGGCGAGAAGGCTCTTGATATCAGCAGTTTGTCAGAGGAGGAGTTCAACGCTCTACCAGAGGCAACTCTCAAACGACTACGAGGCGACATTTTGTAGGTGACGTATGGCGAGTAAAAAAGATCCGCGTTTAGCTAGAGCAGGGGTCAGCGGCTACAACAAGCCGAAAAGAACTCCCAATCACCCTAAAAAATCTCACATTGTCGTGGCTAAAGAAGGTGACAAGGTGAAGACGATTCGCTTCGGAGAGCAGGGCGCTAAGACCGCCGGTAAGCCGAAGAAGGGTGAGAGCGAAGCTATGAGGAAAAAGCGGAAGTCTTTTAAAGCTCGTCACGGAAAGAACATCGCCAAAGGCAAGATGTCGGCGGCGTATTGGGCAAACAGGGTCAAATGGTAAGGGACTATCTATGAAAGCTATAGCAGTTGTTGCAGCGGTTTTTTTCTCAATGTTCAGTTCAGCGGCCACAGTCGTTATGTACGACGACGGCTCAACCTACACACTTAAAGGGAAACAGGAAGTTTATGTTTCTATCCCTAGCAGTGAGATGTTCAAGCGGCGGGAATATAAGAACGGCAATCAGTATTTTGTCGTGCAAATTCCGTGGTCACAACGTGACTACATCGAGCAGCCAACTGATGGCTATGACCCAGGATCACATGAGTGGTGTCTAGCATTTATCCCTTGGTCTGAGGGTTTGACATTTAACCAACAGACTTGGGACAGGTACTGCGATACCAATAACAACGGTGTTTATGACCCAGCCGATGAAGGCTGGGGTGGATGAGTATATGGCTAAAGGTGTACAGCATTACAAGCGTGATGGCACGCCATTCAACGGGGGAACGCACAAGATGCCCAATGGTGAGACCCACTCAGGTAAGTCTCACGGGAAGACATCGGTAAAGCTATTCCATTTCAAAGATCTTTCTAAGAGAGCACAGGAGAAAGCCAATGGGTTACGCCGTAAAAAGAAGTCCTCCTAAAAAGAAAAAGAAGAAGAAAAAGAAGGGGTATTAACCATGGCCAAACGCGGTCTCTATGCCAATATCCATGCCAAGAGGAAACGTGGGGCCAAAATGCGGAAAAAGGGCGCTAAAGGAGCCCCCAGCGACGAAGATTTTAAAAAAGCTGCGAAAACCGCCAAGAAGCGAACACGCAAAAAGAAATAAGGATATTAGGGCTTTACTTATATCTTTAGCATAGCTAATATTCTAAGTTACAACTCTTGTATCAGCAAGTAACCTGATCGTGTCGTACACGTAAAAACCGTAATCGTCTGCCAAGACGTTAAATAGGCCGAGTCGCACTCGTAAATCCGCGCAATCGTTGGTCTGCACGCAAAGGACACTAGGGCTATTTTTTACTAAGCATCGTTTAGGAGGCCATCATGGCTTTAACAAACTTTGCCAGCCTGACTTCTGAGCAACTAACCGCGTGGAGTCGGGATTTCTGGCGACAGGCTCGTAATATGAGCTTTATTAATCAGTTCGCAGGAACTGGTTCTAATGCAATGGTTCAGCGTATTACTGAACTCACTCGATCCGAGAAAGGCACGCGTGCCGTCATCACTCTGCTCGCAGATATGACCGGAGACGGTGTCACGGGTGACTACACTCTGGAAGGTAACGAAGAGGCGCTCCGAGCGTACGACATCGTTATCCAGCTCGACCAACTGCGTTTCGCAAACCGAATCGCCGGTCGTATGGCTGACCAGAAGTCTGTGGTTAATTTCCGTGAGACCTCTCGTGACGCACTGGCTTATGCTATGGCTGACCGTATGGACCAGCTTGCGTTCCTCACTCTCGCAGGTCTGGCTTACACCAACAAAACCAATGGTGCTCTCCGTACTACGAGCGGAACCTCTGGTCTAGAGTTGGTTGATCTAGAGTTCGCGGGTGATGTAACTACGCCTACCTCTAATCGTCACCTTCGTTTGAACGGCACTGCTCTTGCTGCTGCTGACACAACTGCTGTCACTGCAACCGACAAGATCGGTTACAAGGCAATTGTCGAGCTGAAGGCATACGCAAAAGACAACTACATTCGTGGTCTGCGCGGTGCTGGAAACGAAGAGACTTTCCACTTGTTCGTAACGCCGCAGCAGATGGCTAACCTGAAGCTCGATTCCGACTTCCTGGCTAACGTCCGTAATGCTGGTGTTCGCGGCAACGCCAACAGCTTGTTTGCTGGCAGCAGCAGCCTGATGGTTGATGGTGTGATGGTTCATGAGTTCCGTCACGTATTCAACACGGCTGGTGCAACTGCTGGTACTTCATCTAATGCTGGTGCAGCCGGTTACAAGTGGGGTGCTAACGCAGACGTAGATGGAGCTCGCGCTCTGTTCTGCGGTGCTCAAGCACTGGCCATGGCCGACATTGGCTTGCCTGAGATCGTGGAAGATACCTTCGACTATGGCAACCAAGCCGGTATTTCAATTGGCAAAATATTCGGACTGAAGAAGCCCAAGTTCAACAGCGACTACAACGGTAGCGTTGAAGACTTCGGTGTGATTTGTCTGGATACAGCACAGTAACTGCAAGAGACTCCTTGAGAGTGGGTTCTCTCATTTTCCCTCTCCCCTTCGGGGGAGGGGGTCTTTTTTAAGAGTTTGGAGGTTGATATGTGGACAAAACCTAAATACGAAAAAATCAGACTTGGTTTTGAAATCACGATGTATTTCGCCAACCGATAGGATTGTTTTTATTAAGGATGATGGCATATGAGGATTAAAGCTCCACAGGATTTGAGAGTTACAACTCTGAATGGTGCGTGTGTAGTTTTTCAAGCTGGTGAAGAGAAAGAAGTTGGAGATGAAGTTGGCCACATTGCACTCAGTATGGGTGCGACGTTGGTCCAGGAAGACGGGGAGCCGCCCTCGATAGTAGCAGCGGTAGAGACCGAAGAGGTGAACCCTTTAGATGCGGTAGTAACTGCTATAGAGCAGCTCGTAGCAGAGGGAGCACCAGAGGATTTTAAAGCAAATGGAGAGCCTAAAGCGGCTTCAATAAATCGTATTTGCGGGAAGACCGTTTCCCCAGAATTGAGAGAAGAAGCTTGGGACCAAGTATTTAACGGCTAAGAAAGGTAACCCAGTATGAGTGTCACAGTTCAATCGGTAATTGATCGAGTTCAGATAACTCTACAAGACAC